ATGCATTTTTGTAGTCGGCCCTGTTTTAACCAGTGGAAGAAAAATCACACAGCACCTTTCACACATTGCCGAATCTGCAATGCCGTTGTTGGGGGAGAACCCAGACGGAGACGGCAAACCACTTATTGTAGACAATGCTATTGCAAATACCGACGAGCAATCATCGCTGGGGAATTCGGGCCAATAGGGTTCTACTATGGAGGCCGTAATAAAGGCCGTTCAATACCTTCTAGCAATTGACCCAGGCACTAGTCACATGGGCGTCGCCTTGTTTAAGGACGGGCAACCCTACAAATGGGATTTACTCCAGGCCAAGGGCAGAGTATTTCAACGCTGTGAAGCCCTCTTATCGGCCCTCAGTCGGTTTGTTGACGGGTATGCCGTGGCAATCGTCGTTTGCGAGGCTACACAAGGCTATCATGGCCGTCCAGCCCCTCAATTACTGACGCTCCAAGTAGAACTGCAACATTTCGCCTCTAAGAGATTGAAGGCTGAATGGTTCTCTTATCATCCGTCCACAGTTTCCTCTTGGTATCGATCTAGGAGCAAGGCATTCAAGGGCGTGTTGCTGCGTGGGTTATATCCACAACTGCCTCTTCTGGATTTCAATGTTTCGGATGCAGTAGCGGTAGGTCATGTTCACCTGATGAAACAAGAAGAGTTAGCAAAAGTTGCTAATTCCTCGTCAACAATGCTAACCTGCATCGAATAAAGCTATTGCAGGAGTCAGAATGGCTACTTTCAGAAAAACAGAAAAACCGACTGATGTTATTCAAGATCGGGTTCAAGAATTGCGCCGTATTCGGGCTGGTGATCTTGTTCCTAACCCTGCTAACTGGCGACGGCATCCTAACTCACAAAGGCAAGCGATGCAAGGCATTCTGCAAGAAATAGGATTTGCAGACGCATTGCTAGCATATGAAACATCTGACGGTTTAATGTTGGTGGATGGACATTTACGGGCTGGATTAGACCCTGACCAAGTAGTGCCTGTCTTAGTATTGGATATTACAGAAGAAGAAGCGAGAAAGATGTTAGTGACGCTTGATCCGATAGCAGCGATGGCCCAAGCTGATACAGATCGTTTGTTGCCACTATTGGAAAGCGTTTCCACTGATAACCAGGCACTGCATGATCTATTGGAAGCACTCGCAAACAATGAGCGGTTTCCTATGCCTGACTGGTCTGCCGAAGGTAAAACTGGCGTAATCGCCCAAGATATTACAGACGAGACAAATGCTCAAGCTACCTCATTCCAAGATAAAGTCGGGGAGTATGAGGGTGGGTTGCTACATCTTATTTGCCCAGAATGTGCGACAGAGTTTAGTATTGCAAAAAGTGAACTGACAAATCCATACGGTAATTTAGATAGTTAAGGATAGAATCGTGATCACCATCACACGTTGCAGTTACGCTAATATAGAACATTTTGTCCCTCGTGCTTTAAGTGAACACCTTTCCTTCGCTGCTTCTACAGACTTATATGCCGTATATCTTGGTGACATGATGATTGGTATGTGTGGCTTTATATGGAAGGCCAAATCAGTTGTATTCAAAAATGTATTTTTTGCGCCCGAACATAGACGACAAGGGTACTATCACAGTGTGATGGATTTACGAATAAAAATGGCAAGGGAGCGTGGGGCGGTTTTTGTTAACGGCAATGTAACCAAAATGGCATTGGGCGAATGGCACAAAAGAGGTGCAGAAGTGCGAAAGCAGTTCAAGAATGGAATCACAGCAATGCGAATTTATTTGAGATGAAAATCTACCATAAGGAATCGGTCTATGACGCTGCTATCAAGCGTATTAACTGGCTCTTTGACGAATTCCCTAATATCGTAGTTTCTGTCAGTGGTGGCAAAGATAGCACTGTTTGCTTTGAATTAACTCTGCAAATTGCCAGACAACGCAACCGTCTGCCTCTAAATTGCCTCTGGATCGATCAAGAAGGGGAATGGCAGTCCACCGTTGAAATGCAAAGATACATGATGCATCATCCAGACGTAAAACCGTATTGGATTCAGGTTCCGTTTAGATTGTTTAATGCTGCATCCACATACGACCATTGGCTGAAATGTTGGGATAAAGAATCCAAGGATTTGTGGATTCATCCTCAAGACCCTGTGGCTTTGACAGAGAACGTATACGGAACAGATCGTTTCCGCAATCTTTTCACAAAAATCCGCAAATACCATTTTGGCCACATACCTACTGCCAACATCGGGGGAGTAAGAGGAGAGGAAAGCCCCAGGCGACTTAGTGGTTTGACTCGTGATGATACGTTCAAGGGTGCTACTTGGGCTAAAGTAGAAGATAAAGAATTGAACCATTATACGTTCTACCCATTATATGATTGGTCATACACAGATATCTGGAAAGCTATTCACGATAACAACTGGCGATACAATTCTCTATATGACAAGCTCTACCAATATGGTGTACCAGTAACGCAGATGCGAGTCAGTAATCTCCATCATGAGACAGCGGTGCAGAATTTGTTTTTCATTCAAGAACTTGAACCTGAAACATATGGACGACTTACACGGCGTTTAGCAGGAATTGATATGGCTGGCAAGATGGGAGTTAAGGATTTCTTTGTCCCTACCACGTTACCGTTTATGTTCAGTTCGTGGAAAGAATATCGAGACTATTTGTGTGTGAATTTAATAGACCAAGAATGGCAGGAGCGTTTCGCCCGTATGTTCGCAGTTGATGACCGTGATATAGGAGAGGAATTAGGGGATAAAAAATACAAACGCCATATTCGATCTATATTAGTGAATGATTGGGAAGGCGATAGCTTAAAGCATTATCGTTCCACTGGTGATTATCGAGAAATCCTACGGAATCGGCGCATTGCTGAAGGATTACGCACTCCGTTGGTGACTTCATGAGTGCTACCTTCACTGATCCAGTAGCAAACGTTCAATGGATACCGTTGGGCAAGATACGAGCGAATGATTATAATCCTAATGTAGTAGCTCCTAACGAATTACGTCTGCTTTACCATTCCATCAAGGAAGACGGTTATACACAGCCGGTAGTGACGTATTATAACCCTGAAGACGACACCTACATCATAGTGGATGGGTTCCATCGTTACCTCGTAATGATGAGACATAGCGACATCCGAAAGCGGTCAGAAGGCCGTTTGCCAGTGGTTGTAATTAACAAGAATGTTAGTGAACGCATGGCTTCCACAGTGCGACATAATAGGGCAAGAGGTAAACACGAAATAGGTGGAATGGCTAATTTGGTATTCGCCATGTTGGATGATGGCTTAGATGACGTTCAAGTTTGCCGTGAGTTAGGCATGGAACCTGATGAGTTGATAAGATTGAAATACGTCACAGGCTTTGCCAAGCTTTTTGAAGGGATAGAATATAAACGTGCCTGGGAAACACGCAAACAGATCAAAATCCGTCGAGCTTATGAGGCGCATTAAATGCGTTATGTGTTGATGGCTATAGAGGATCGTGCTAGCAACGTCCAGTATCTCCAACGACACATTCCTAATGTAGAGGTAGTATGGGACAAGACACGAGACTTGTATGATACCTTTTTCAGGTCATTAGAACATAGCAACAATGATCCTGTTATTCGTTTGCAAGATGATGTATGCCTTACCAGAAACTTTATGGCAAAAGCTGAAGCAGTAATAGCAGAACGTCCAGACGACGTAATTACATTCTTTTCTATGTCCAAGTTTGACATAGAAATAGGTTCCCGATATCGTCCTGGTAGTCGATGGATGGCGAACCTATGCTATTATTTGCCTAAAAATGTTGCAGCTGAGATTCTTGTATTCTCCAAAACGTGGTCAAAGTACGACCAACACAAACACGGCGATGACCAACTAATGCGAGAATACTTCCAAAAGGTTCGGCGTAAGCATTGGGTCAATATTCCATCTCTTGTGGAACACGCTCAAATCGTGTCGGCGATAGATAAACGTCGTTCAAAGTTTCGACAATCTAAAACATTTATAGAGCCTGAATTAAGAGGTTATCCGTTTGAATCCCGACAGTTTCATTGAGAAGGCCCGTTGGCAGTTCGCCCATACAATGGCTCAGTGGCCTCATTGGTATACGTTACGCAAGTGGAACAATGATGCTGAATTTGTAGCATTTGTCAAGTTGATTCAATCAGACGGTGTATTGCAAAAGAAGCTGTATTGGACTCGTATATATTTAGATCGTGGCGAATATTATTATTGGGTGATGTCAGAGGCTATTGATAAAATCACGCTTATCAATCGTGCATTGCAAACGACGGCGCAACGGTCAATAGGAGATCAACGGAATGCGAAAGGATACACCTAAAAAAGGGATTGTTGCAGTCAACAAAAGGGGCCGTTCATTGCCTTCTGCAATGGAATGGAGACCTATCTTTTTAGCCACTTTAAGAGCGACTGGGAATATTCGCTTGTCGTGCCATCAAGCAGGAATCGGACGCAAAACAGCTTACATTGCCAAAGAAAAATCTGCGGAGTTTCAATCCCAATGGGAAGAAGCCCTAAATGATGCCGTTGATGTGTTAGAAGGCGAAGCACGAAAACGAGCCTTGGAAACCAGCGACACGCTCCTGATTTTTTTGTTAAAGGCCCATAGGCCAGAGTTGTACAGAGAAACGCATCATTTGCGACATTCTGGGCCTGACGGTGGGCCGATTCAGTTGACAAAAGAAAAGATCATTTTCACCTTGAAATTCGATAATCCTAACGACGATGAAAACGCCGATTTAGCAGTATATGAAACTCCTTCAAATGGATATCAACATATAGCTTTGAATGGCAGCGAAGAGGGAACATAGTCAGCATGACGACGATCACGCCAGAGAAAGAGAAGATCGAGATTGAGTTCTGGCGACCTTGGATGTATCCCAAGCAATATCGTGCTGTGTTTGATCCTGCACGGTTCTCAGTAATTGAGGCCAGTACAAAGAGTGGCAAAACCGTCGGATGTATAGCATGGCTGATAGAACAAGCACAAAGAAGCGGTCAGGAGGGGCGCAATTATTGGTGGGTAGCTCCGATCTTTGCCCAAGCTAGAATTGCCTTCCGTCGCACTCATAGAGCTATACCGGCCTATTTGCATACTACAAACCTGTCAGATATGACTATTACGCTGTACAACGGTGCGATTATTTGGTTCAAAGGGGCAGACAATCCCGACAGTCTCTATGGGGAAGATGTATTCGCAGCGGTAATGGACGAGGCTACTCGATGCAAACAAGAAGCCTGGGTAGCCTTACGGTCAACCCTTACGGCTACCAATGGCCCTGCACGTATCATTGGCAACGTCAAAGGGAGAGCGAATTGGGCTTATAGGATGGCTCGTCGGGCTGAAGCTGGTGCGCCAGGTTTCGCATATCACAAGATCACCGCTGCCGATGCAGTTCAAGCTGGTGTGCTTCTGCATGAAGAAGTGGAAGAAGCTCGTACCCACATGACCCATCTGCAATATATGGAACTCTACAACGCTGATGCTATGGACGAGGTGCCAGGTGCATTATGGAAAAGGCAAATGCTTGATAGTTGCCGTAGACCAGCCCCTGAAATGACACGTATCGTTGTAGCTATTGATCCTGCAGGTAGTTCTGTGGCGAGTGCTGACGAGGTGGGCATTATCGTGGCTGGCAAAGGAATTGACGGTGATTATTATATACTGGATGATCTATCCGCTGTTTTGTCTCCTAATGCCTGGGGCCGTAGAGCCGTCGATGCTTTGGAGTCATATCAAGCAGATCGTATTGTAGCAGAGGCGAATTTTGGTGGTGAGATGGTTGAATATGTCCTTAGAACGATAGGGGATCAGAAGGCACAAACTATCCCATATAAGGCCGTTCATGCAAGCCGTGGCAAACAGCAACGAGCCGAACCAATCGCAGCATTATACGAACAAGGGCGAGTCCATCATAGCCAGCTAATGCCAGAGCTAGAAGACCAATTATGTACTTGGACACCCAGTAGTAGCGACAGCCCAGACCGGCTTGACGCTTTAGTGTGGGCATTGACAGAATTATCGGCAAATCGAGGAGTGGGTGTAAAAACGCTTACATGGTGAGGAAAGCATGAATGGGAAAATCCACACAATGACTCTAGAGCCTGGCAGTCAAGTCAAGCTGCGAGATCAATGCAATTGTTCCAGAGACTTCAGCCAATGGCGAGACGGTTGCTACCATGATCTGGGTACGATCCGCACCATTTACAGTCAGCGAGTTTCTAATCTGCTTTACAAAACAGATGCTCCAGTAGTGACGGCTTTAGTGGAAAACAAACGGGGTCTGGTTCAGGTCTTTGCTATTCAGGAATTAACCTTAGAATGATACCCGATTGGCATGACGGGGCAATGGTCTTGGTTGCGCTGGCAATGGTGGCAGCTGTAGTAGTCTCAGTCCTTCTTGTAGGGTTATGTATTCGGCTCTTAATCTGGACGGCAGGAGTGTAAAATGGGCATCATCAAAACTCTAATCAAGACTCTAAACAGTGAGCGGTTGCCTCTCTCTGGCTATGGTTCATCAAGTTTGAGTGGTGCCATTCTTGGCGGTGCCTCTACGCCGTCGGGGATAGCAGCCAGCTTGTCTGCTCCAGCAACTAACTCATGGGTGTTCTCCACTGTAAATCGCATTGCATCGTCGGTTAGTTCAATCCCCTGGAAACTCTACGAAGGCGATATGAATGGAGATCGGCAAGAAGTCCTCAAGCACGAAGCCCTGACACTCTGGAATCGTGCCAATATATTCCGCACTGGGGACGAATTCAGGGAAGCATCTCAGCAACATTTTGATTTGACGGGGGAGATGTGGTGGCACGTTATTGGGGATAAC